ATAACTAAGAGACCCTAAGGGGTCTCTTTTTTTGCCTGAAATTTTTAATTAGTCTAAATATTAACGACGGAGACATTTTAAAACAATGGCAAAAAGAGGAACTATTGACGACTTTAAGGCAAATGTAGCTGCCGATTTTGCTCGTCCCAATCTATTCCAAGTAGACCTTAACTTCCCTACTGGAATTATCAATAATGCAAGTCTGATTGAACTTGGTAAGTTTACTGTTCGTGCAGCAAACCTTCCTTCTTCTCAAATCGGTGTTATTGAAGTTCCTTTCAGAGGTCGTGTGCTGAAGATTGCAGGCGACAGAACCTTTGAACCCTGGACAATCACTATTCAGAACGACAGCAACTTTGTTCTGCGTAATGCATTTGAACTCTGGGCATCTTCGGTTCAGGCATATAACGAGAACTTTACTTCTGCTGCTGGACTCGGTGATGCCGACGACGCAACTGGTTACTTTGCTGACATGACTGTTCACCAGTTAGCACGCGATGTTAAGGATGGCGATTCCCCTAAGATTCTTAAGTCGTATAAGTTCTATAACGTCTTCCCCAGCAACATTGCTGCGATTGACCTTGACTTCGGTAACAACGATGCTATCGAAGAGTTTACAGTTGAACTCCAGACACAATACTGGACTCCAATTGATGCCACTGTCGATGCCTGATAAATAGAACAGGACCAATAACTTAGAAATATAATGTCTCAGCTCTTCGGTTTTTCACTTGAAAGAGCAAAGAAGGTCCCTAAGGGGCCTTCTTTTGTTCAGAAGGATAATATGGATGGTTCGCAACCGATTGTCGGTGGCGGATACTATGGATATTCCGTCGATTTTGATGGAACTATTCGTAATGAATACGAACTCATTTCTCGTTATAGAGAGATGGTAATGCAACCAGAGTGCGATAGTGCAGTTGATGATATTGTCAACGAAACTATTTGCGGAAACTTTGATGATGTTCCTGTTGAAGTTGAGTTATCCAACTTAAAGGCATCGGATAAAATCAAAAAACTTATTAGAGAAGAGTTTCATGAGGTTTTGAGACTTCTGGATTTTGATAATCGTTCATATGAAATCTTCCGTCGTTGGTATGTTGATGGAAGACTATTCTATCATAAAATTATTGACCCTAAGAATCCTCGTGCTGGTCTTACAGAACTAAGATATATTGACCCCCGTAAGATTCGCAAGGTCACTGAGTATGAACAAAAACGTCCAGAGCAACTGCGAGGCGTTGATATCAATACTCAACTTACACAAAAAGCATCAGAGTATTTCCTTTACAACCCCAAGGGTTTAAAGAACTCTACAAATCAAGGTATTAAAATTACTTCGGATTCTATCACATATTGTCATTCGGGTATTCAAGACCTAAACAAAAACATGACTCTTTCTCACCTGCATAAGGCGATTAAGGCAGTCAATCAACTGAGAATGATTGAAGACTCTCTGGTTATCTACCGTTTGAGTAGAGCACCTGAGCGCAGAATCTTCTACATTGATGTTGGCAATCTTCCCAAGAATAAAGCGGAACAATATCTCCGTGAAGTTATGGGTCGCTATCGTAACAAACTTGTATATGATGCGAACACTGGTGAGATTAAGGATGATAAGAAGTTTATGTCCATGCTGGAAGACTTCTGGTTACCTCGTCGTGAAGGCGGCAGAGGAACAGAAATCTCTACACTTCCTGGTGGACAAAACCTTGGCGAACTAGAAGATGTTAAGTATTTCCAAAAGAAACTGTACAAAGCACTCAACGTTCCTAGTTCTCGCTTAGAAACAGAAACGACTTTTAATATTGGTCGTGCTGCTGAAATCACTCGTGACGAGGTTAAGTTCCAGAAGTTTATCGCTCGTTTGCGTAAGCGTTTCTCTGAACTCTTTACAGATTTACTTAAGACTCAACTCATCCTCAAGGGTATTATGACTCTTGAAGAATGGGATGAAATGAAGGAGCACATCCAATTTGACTTTATTGCAGATAACTACTTTACAGAACTCAAGGAGATTGAGATTCGTAACGAGCGTATGAATCAGGTTAATAGTATGGATCCTTATGTTGGTAAATACTTCTCCGTTGAGTATCTTCGCCGTCAGGTCCTCAAGCAGACTGAAACTGAAATCAAGGAGATTGATGAACAAATTGAATCTGAGATGGAAGCTGGTATTATTGCTAATCCTGCAGCGGAAATGGATCCCGCTATGGCTGCTGGCGATGAAGGTGGAGCACCAGCAGCAGAAGTAGCACCTAACGAGCAAGAGTCCGCAGTTGAACCTGCAGATGCCCGCAGGGGTGAATTCTAAATAACCTAAATATTATCATAGTGGGAGTATTATTATGCCTAGCGAAATCGCACAACAAATCGTCCAACAAATTTTTTCTGACGACAAAGCAGCTGCACTAGATTCCGTCAATAACGGTTTAGGTGCTGCAGCATTTGACGTAGTACAACAGAGAAAACTTGAATTTGCGAAAGCAATGGGATTTGATTTGGGTGACACAGGTCAAGATGCTGCAGATGAACTTGCAGATAAAATGACTGATGATGTGGAACAAGAACTTCCTACCGACGAGTTACCTCAAGAAGAAACTACAGATGAAGACAATGAAACTGATAGCTGAAGAAATTACTCAGGTCGAATTTATCGCTGAGGAAACGGAAGGCAAGAAGAATTACTTCATTGAAGGAATCTTCCTGCAGGCGGAACTCCAAAACCGCAATGGTCGCATGTACAAGTTACCAACTTTACAACGCGAAGTTGCTAAATACGACGAGAACTACATTCAAAAAGGGCGTGCTCTTGGCGAATTAGGTCATCCTGATGGTCCTTCCATCAACCTTGACCGAGTTTCTCACAAGATTACCTCTCTCAAAGAAGACGGAAACAACTTCATTGGTAGAGCGAAAATTCTTGACACTCCCATGGGCAACATTGCAAAGAACCTCCTTGATGAGGGCGTCAAACTTGGCGTATCTTCTAGAGGCATGGGTTCTTTGGTTAAAAGAGAAGGATGCAACATTGTTGCAGATGACTTCATGCTTGCCACCGCTGCTGATATTGTAGCAGACCCTTCTGCTCCTGATGCATTTGTTGACGGAATCATGGAAGGAAAAGAATGGGTTTGGGACAATGGAATCCTGAAAGAAGCACATGTTGCTGCTATCAAGAATGAAATTGACCAGGCAACTCTTATTAACTTGCAAGAACGCAAAGTTTCCGCGTTTTCCAAGTTTTTAAAGAGTTTGTGATTTATAAATAAATACAGACAACGCTAAAGCATAACGGAGTTCAAACAAATGGCTGAGACCCAACAGGAGTTAGATAACATGGAGCAAGTGTCCGAAGGTTCTAATCCTATTACCAAGAACGCGAAACCTGCAGAAAAGTCCGACCTCAAGGATGAATCTCAGAAAGTTCTCACGGTAACTTCGGATTCTATGGAAGGTGCTAAGGGAACTAAGAACGCTGGTGCTTCTGCTGCTAAGGCAGTAAGTAAAGCAGCTGCCCCTACGACCAAACCAAGTGACGCATCCGCTAAAATGGAGGAAACGGAAGATGGCGAAGAGGAAGTCCTCGCTGAAACCGAGTACGACTTTACTGAGGATGTTGACGCTCTTGTCGCTGGTGAAGAGCTCAGCGAAGAGTTCCGTGCAAAAGCAGCAACAATCTTTGAAGCAGCAGTAACCGCTAAGGTTAATGCTGAAGTTGCAGCGTTGCAAGAGGCATTCGAATCTACCTTGACTGAAGAAGTCGAAAAGATTCAAACAGAATTGGCCGAGAAGGTTGACGACTATCTCACTTATGCTGCCGAGCAGTGGATGAAGGAAAATGCTCTCCAAATCGAGCATGGCATTAAGACTGAGATGGCAGAGTCGTTCTTCAACGGTCTAAAAGGTCTCTTCTTAGAGCACAATTTTACTGTGCCTGAGGAGAAATTCAACCTGCTGGATGGCATGGTTGAAGAGCTTGATGAGATGGAAGCTAAACTCAACGAGCAAATCGACACCAATATCACTTTGAATAAGCGTATTGGTGAGTTTGTAAAAATGGAAATTGTGAACGAATGCGCTGTTGGTCTCGCAGAGACGCAGAAAGAGAAGCTCGCTTCTCTTGCAGAGGGTGTTGAGTTTGAAACTGAAGCAGATTTTCGTAAGAAGATCGAAACGATTAAGGAATCCTACTTCACTAGAAAGGCTGAAACTGCAGCAGCAGTTGAACCCACCGAAGAAGTTTCGGAACCCCTTGTCGAAGAAACAGTAAGCGGCTCGATGTCGAAGTATGTCGATGCACTCGCTCGCTGGTCCAAATAATTGTAAACCCTAACTACTTACTTTCGGAGAAAAAAATGTCCTTACAACAACTCCAGGAGAAGTGGGCACCCGTACTGAATCACGATGCTCTCCCCGAGATCAAAGATTCCCATAAGCGTGGTGTCGTTGCACAACTCCTCGAAAACCAAGAGCGTGCTCTCACAGAAGAAGCACACATGCTCAACGAAACACTCGCAACTGCTGGTACAGGCGGTTTCGGTGCAGATGCTACAGCAACTGGTCCTAACGCAGGTTTCGACCCCGTTCTGATTAGCCTCATCCGCCGTTCGATGCCTCAGCTGATTGCTTATGACATCGCTGGCGTTCAGCCCATGACTGGTCCTACTGGACTGATCTTCGCAATGCGTACTCAGTACGGTTCTGAGCGTAGCCCCGCTTCTGCCGATTACAGAGAGGCAATGTTCAACGAGCCTAACGCTGGTTTCTCTGGCGGTCCTGGCACAGGTCTGAGCAACTATGATCCTACCGCTACTGGCGCAACCAACGATGCCGAAGGCAGCAACCCTGGTCTCCTCAACGATAGCCCCCAAGGCACCTATGAGCTGACTGGCGATGCTCAAGGCATGAACACAACCACCGCTGAAGCACTTGATGACGGTGCAGCAGGTACTGCATTCCGTGAGATGGGATTCAGCATCGAGAAAGTTAGCGTCACCGCTAAGTCTCGTGCGCTGAAAGCTGAGTACAGCCTTGAGCTTGCTCAGGACCTGAAGGCGATTCATGGTTTGGATGCTGAGCAAGAGCTCGCTAACATCCTCAGCACTGAAATCCTTGCTGAAATCAACCGTGAAGTTGTTCGTACCATCTACACCAACGCTGTTGCAGGTGCTCAGAACAACACCGCTAACGCTGGTATCTTCGACCTCGATGTTGACTCCAACGGTCGCTGGTCTGTTGAGAAGTTCAAAGGTCTGCTGTTCCAAATCGAGCGCGATGCTAACGCAATCGGTCAGCAAACTCGTCGTGGGAAGGGCAACATCCTCATCTGTTCTGCTGACGTTGCTTCGGCACTCGGTATGGCAGGCGTT